CCGGCCTTCAAATCCTCCTGCCAAGTCTCCCTGTCCAGTTTTCCGTATTTCTTGGCCAGCCAGGACGATTCCCCGGCGTGAATCAGGTGCGGAGGGTCGAACACGACAAGGCGAAACGCCCCGTCACTGAAAGGCATGGCCCGGAAGTCTCCGACGACATCCGGCTTGATTTCCAGAGTGCGCCCGTCGCAAAGCGTGTGTGTTTCCTCCCGGCGGTCCATGAACACCACGTCAGGATGGCGGCGGTCAAACCAGAACATGCGGGAGCCGCAGCAGGCATCAAGCACAGGCTTCACTTGCCCTCCTTTCCGTCCGCCAGGGTTTCCCCCACCTGGGCGGGTGCGTTTTCCAGCGAGTTATGCGGATTCACATCCGTGTTCTCCCCCGCGGCGTCCGCCGTGTATTTCAGAGCCCTCCCCTTGTCATCAATAGGAATCCACGGCTTATTCCATACATGCCTCATGCGGAGCGCATTAAGTCTTCGGGCCGCTTTTCGCATGGTCTCATACCTTTTTCCATGTTCATGCTCTCCGTCCCTAAAGAAAACGCGACGGAGAAACGCATTTTCACGACGACGAAATATCCGGAGCCATTTTCGGTGATACCTGTTCACTCTCCCTCCTTTCTCGGCTCCCAGTAAACAGGCCATCCTTCATGGACGCAGGCTGAGCAGCACTTGTACTGCGTTAGCTCATGTTTACAGTTCGAGCATCTCCTTCGCATAGGATGCACCCACGCCCTGCATGCGGCCCGCTTCTGCCATGCGTCGCGGATAGCTTCTTCAATGTGGTACAATTCCCTATATTCCGGGTAATAAATAGCTGCATCGAATTCACCCTCCATGGAGATCATCAATTCTTTCCGTTCTTTCAGAATTCCACGAGCTTGGCCGTATTCGTAAAAAGCTTTCTGTTCAGGCGTCAGCTTCATTTTCCTTTTATTTTGAATATAATATATTGGATAGTAAGAATAACTAACAATATAACTAAAATTGAAAATTTTAAAATATCGAATAAATCAATAATTACCACTCCCGGCCTCCTTTTTTTTTGATGCGAGGATTTCATACATGTTTTCTTTTTGGTTGTATTCTTCCTTGTAAAATTCAATGTATTTTTGAGCAGCACGCTTTGTTCTCAAACCTTTAGCAATTAAAATATCTTTCGGCTCAATCAGGTGCGTTTCTCTGTTTATTTTGGCAATCCAAATAATAACATCGTAAGTCGTTTTCATTTCCGGTCTTCTTTCTGATTAAGCTCCCAAGGCCATTTAAGCACGTCGTCCGGGCGGCATGAGCCTTTATCTGTCCTGATCCAGGCATCATTCACATCAACGTCCGTAACTGTAGCCCAGTACTGATACTTAAGAGACCTGTCTATAAAATGTAACTTATCACCAACCTGCACCCTCATGATGGGAGAAAACTTGGAAACAAGCTCATTCCAGGCCTCTGCGGCTTCTTGGGGCGTGAATTGCCGCAGGGCACACAATCCACATTGAGTACAAATATATTGGTATCCTTGAGGTATTATATCGAGGAATGTTCTTTTACTCCCACAGATAGGACATTTAAGAGTTTTCATCGGTCGTCCATCCTTTCTTCAATACAGCTTCTATTTTTCTTATATTCTCTTCTGTTATGTAGGAATTTGCATAGAACCAATTTTTAACTGTTCCTGTACTTTTCCCTAGTTCTCTTGCCAGCCAGTCAATATTCTTCCCTTGTTTTTTCATAAACTCCAAGTTGATCATCCTTTAGAGTTTCAATAAATAGAATCTCTTCTTTAATTTGCTTCAATTCATTCAGCAAAACTTTCTCCCGTTGTTTCAAGAACACTATTCTTTTCAGTTGAATCTTCATTGTTCCCGCCTTTCAAACACGATTTCCACCTTGCCGGCGTGGGTTAGATCATGCACGCGGTCAATCCCGGCGCAGTCAAGCGTCCGGTCGTCAATCCCCATGGCCTTGCAGGCCCCGTCCAAATACGCCTTGCAGCGTGCCAAGCAATTATCCGCGTCCGGCTTCGGTCCCTTGAAAAACCAGACCACCCGGTAATGCGTCGGTTGCATCCTCCGGCCATTCAGGGCTTCCCAGGTCCGCCCCCAGGCCAACTGACGGGCGCGGCTCTTGGCAGCCGTCTTCTTGAATCCCGCCACCTGGGCCCCCCTCTGCGTGAGGGGGGCCTTCGCATTCGGGGACAGGCAGCGCGGCGTGTGGGGCAAAGTAATGGTCAGCGTGGTCATCATGCCGCACCTCCTTCCACTTCCTTCACGGATCCCTTCGTGGTTTTCGATTCGCCATACTCCGCCAGCAACTGCCGCAGCCATTCGCGGCTGGCCTTCGTGGTCGCCTTCGGATCCGCCGCTTTACGGGCCGCGTGAACCAGTCTGTCCAATTCCGTGATGCCGACCTTGCAGCACCCGGCAAACGCTTCCGCCGTCACCTCGTCCGGGAACTCGGCATTCAGCGCGGAAAACGCCCCGGAAGGATCCGTCACTGTGAAACTGGTGCGTCCGGGCGCCATCTCAAAACCGGGAATCAGGCCGGCGGCCACATCCTGTTCAAACCGGTAATCCACAGCAGCCGCCCATTTCTTTGCCGTCTTCGCCAGGCGGTAAGCCTGAACCTTCTCGGCAGGGGAAAACAGCTCCCACTTATCCCGGTCCGTAGCGATCAGGGAAGCCTGTTCCACCATGGACGCAGCTTCGTGGCACACCGCCTTGGCCCGGCAATACCGGCAGGCTGCCTCGCTGCAATAGCGCGGGGCGTCCGGGTCCATAGCTGCCCTGGCGACAGCAAGAGAATCCTGTTCGGCCTGGCTAATCGCCTCGTCATCGTAAAACGTAACAGATGCCGGACCAGCCACCCGTGGCTGGATGATAGCCGCGTAAATGCCATTGTAAATAATCCCCTCTTCATTGGCTTTTTGAGCCGCCAGCGGAACCAGGGCTTCAAGCTGACGGTTGGCCTCGGCGGAATCCACATCCACGCGTCCAAACTTCCAATCCAGTACCAGAAGATCCGACCCAACTCTGAACAGTGCGTCCCACTGTCCGGAATACTCGCCCCCTTCAATCCAGTCGGACAAGAAACGGCGTTCTTCGGTGGATACAAGAGAAAAAAAAGCATCGGGATAATCCAGGATCTTTTCCTTCACCCCAGCCAGCAGACGCAGGGCGCGTTCGCAAAGCTCCACCTGTTCCGCCGTAAGCGGGGTTCCTTCCCAGGGCTCGCCGGTCAGCAGTTGTTCCATATAGGCATGCAGCAAGGTCCCTTCGGATGCCGCCGGGGAACTTTCCTCCGGGCATGCTTTCTCCATCATGAAGGAACCGGGGCACAAGGCCAGACGTCCAAACGCAGACGCGGAGGGCAGCCCTTTACGCACATCTTCAACAGTATCGGTCATGTTGTCGTCTCCTTCCTATCCGATAAAGGGTTGCAGCTTGTCAGGATTGGCCGCCAGCTTTTCCTTCTGCTTGTCATTCAGTTCGTGCCATCCCTTCACCTTGTCGCCGCTGGCCTTCGCAATAGCCTTGTTCAGTTGATCTTCCGTACAGGAAAGGGCTTCCATCAGCCGGATATGGGGCGGGGGAACTTCTACGTCGCCTTTGCCGGGAACCTCCGCGTCTCCCAGCTGCCGCGGGGAGTCAGCAACCTTCTCGGCTTCAACAACGTCATCCTTGGGCATCTCCCTGGACTTGAACAGGGGCGGCTTAATATCCGGCTGGCTCTTGCCGGCCATGTCCTCCGCTTCCCCCTCCACGCTCAAGCCCAGCAACGCTTCCGGGCACTCCGTCCGGGCGAAAAAAGCCGCAGCACGGTACTTGTACATCTGTTCTGGCATCGTCTGCCATTTCTTCCCCCATCCTTCGGCCTTCACCATCTCCGGGGTAATCCAGGTTCCGTAAACATTCTGCCCCGTTTTCAGCTGGGCACACATTCTCACCCCCTTCTGAAAATCCTCTTCATTACGGTACTCGAACCAAGTCGCCGAAAACTTCGGGCAGATATTCACAAGAGCAATGGCAAACTGTCCGGACCAGGACGGGCGGTTCTGAACCACGTAAAGATTCTGCATGATCATCAAAGGGTCCATCCGCAGCCGCAGGGCTGTATTCAGGGCGATGAAGCAAGAACCGGGGTTATTCTGGTAGGTGGTCGGCACCATGCTGGAAGATGCAAGCATCTCGGCGGCCTGCTTCGCCATCTGGAACTGTTCACTGTTGGCAAACGCTCCCAGTACGGACAGTTGCTGTCCTTGCTCTTGTAAAGTCAGGGATTCTGTTGTAGTGGTATTCATGTTATTGGTATTCACATTCATGTTATTGATAACAGGCCGGGAGTCAGGGCCAACTGACCCCGGCCAACTCATTGTTTCCTCATACCGTGAGGGCGGGACGGTTTTTCCAAGCCGTCAAAAGCTTTCATGGGAGTGGGAGACTCCGGGCAAAACCCGGAATGCGGACTCTTGCCGGCCTGCAGCTCGGCGTTATCCAGCTCCACTGCCAGCCAGAACAGGCACGCAGCGGAAAGACCAAAGGAGCAGGCCCCCAAGAACTTGAAAAAGGTATTCATGCCGCAGCCCCCTTTCTTCTTCTGCGCGGGGGAAGAATATTCATATCCACTCCATTCACTTGAGGCTTCTGCGTATAATCCTGCTGGTGGATATAGCGCCATACAGACAGGGCAGGGAACTCATAGGGGCATCCGGCGCTTCCTGTTCCGGGCAACGCCTGAATGCTGCCATCCTGGACAAGGGCAAGAATGCGCTCTCTTCCCCAGCCCGTCATGAACCTTACGTCATCCAAAGTGACAACTACCTTGCCGCGGAAGGCGGCAATCGCCTGCGCCTCGTCGGAATCAGGCAATAATCCCACGCCCGCCGCCTCCGGGGAGGAAGGAACAGGAGAAGAAGCAGCCTCCTTAAGAACCCTGGCTATGGTTTCCAATGCCTCCGCCAGACTCTTCAACGTTTTTTCATTCGTGCTCATGTTCGGTTAATTAAAATGGCCGCCCGGACGGGCGATTAGTTAAAGCTCGTGCCAGCCGAGCAGCTTCAATTCTTCGATCAGGGCTTCTTCCATAATTCAGTCGTCGTAGTGGCCGTCGGGGTTATCGCACTGCTCGGCGTGATCCACTTCCCACTGGTCAATCGCTAATTCCAGCTCGTCCTTGAGGCCCTCCGCTTCCCGGATAGCGACGTATTCGCCATTCACCCGGATGCACCGGTCTTCGTCGTCGTATTCGATAATCATGCCCGCTCCTTTCTCATCTGATCCAGGATTCTGTTTACCTGGCGTATGATGTGTTTCTCTCCTAGGCTGATACCAAGCATCAGCGCGGACAGGTAGCCTGCCAGGTTAAGCAGCGTCACAACAATAAATTCAGTCCAGTTCATCATTAGTTATTTGTTGGAAATTGGTGCTACCTGCTTTCGCTTTGAGGGATAGAGTGCTATGAATATGGATTTCGTATTCCCCTGGCAGCATTTATGATTGTGAAATAGTCTTATTTTATTATTATTAGTCCGCTATGAATATGGAAGAATATCAATTTCAGCAATTTGTCAAAGAGGCCCTTATAGATATAAATGGAAAAATCATTCAACTGAAAAAAGATGTTGATGAATTAAAGAAAAAAACAGCAAGTAAATCTCAGGCCGAAACTATTGATCGCAAGTTGTCCGCAATTTTATCGCATCTTCGAATTCCTTTCTTTGGGTAATCAGGCATTTGCCATCTTCACTTCCAACTACAAGAAACTCCGTTCCATGTAGAGGTTGCGGAGAGATGGAATATTGTATTTTTACCAGACCATCACCATTAACATAATAGCGGTAATTATTATTCACTAGCTCCTTCGCTTCCTCCACGGTAAGCAGCTTTGCATTCTTCGGTAATTCAGTATTCGTATTCATCATCATTGTTAGGTTTGAAATAGTTATGGTTATCGGGTACTCTCCTGTGCATGCAGCCATTCCAATTTCTTTCGCAGTTGATCGACCTCGTAACTCGAAAGGAAACAACAGCCATCATCATGTGCGCATGCGCCCTTATCCTCTGGCTGCCCGAGCAAATGGCGCAATGGCTTCACATTCATGAATGGCGCAACCAGTATGGCCACATGATAGGGTTCGCCTTTCTTGTGAGCTTCAGCAGCCTTGTTGTAATAATCAGTAAGCGGGCTTTTACCGCTGGGGTATATATGTTCGAGCTCCGGAAAAAGAAAAGGATGCGTCAACGCCAAGCGTCCCAGGAACGAGCGAAAGAAGAACGTGTGAAGCAAACCCTCCAAACTCTCACTGAAGATGAGAAGAAAATCATCTCCAAATACACCTCGGATCACACGATCCATCAGTATCTTGATCCTTACAACCCAATCTCCTTGGCGTTGACTAACAAAGGCATCATCACTCCTGACGGAGTCATTTTCCTGTGTGACGGATGGAAGCAAACCTTCCTTCTCACCCCTCCTGCCATCAAGCATATTTATGGAGATCACGAGGTCAGGAGCATGTAGCAAAAGGTTTCCTCTCATGCTGCCGGCTTCTTGGGTTCGGAGTTCTTTTTCCGAGGTTGTGGACTACGGTCTTTTGCCTTCTGGCGGAAATCCATGATGGCTCCGATAACGAGAGCCCGGCCGCTCAAGCCTGTAGCGGCCTGCGCCTCCCGGAACCACTCCCGCACTTCTTGCGTTTCTTTTTTCAGGTTGATGATCATATTCGCGTCTTGCGTGCTGTTGATAACTCAATAAAGCACGAAATGTGCGATTTTGTCAACTCGAAAACACGCTTTTTGAGATTTCGTGCATTATTTTTTTATTGCTAATCTGCACGCTTTGTGCAAAATGCGTACATGCTCAATGCAAAAGACATCAAAGACTGGTTAAAAACCATCGGCAAAAACCGTGAGTGGCTTGCTGAAAAAACTCTGGTTAGCAAGAGAACTGTTGATAATTGGATTACAACAAACCGCCCCATTCCTCCCGCCAAGCTCGCCCTCATTGAAAAGCTGATGTCAGGAGAGGAAGAAATTGAGTTTGAGCTTCCGCCAGACTTTGAAAAGCAACTTCGCGCCATGGCGGATGAAGCAAAAAAAACTATAGAGGATATGGTTTCCCATATCCTTCAAGTCACAGCCAAGGCACATCAGAAAAGGAAAGCAGAAGCTCCCAGCCAGCAGTTTACCCCGGTAGAAACATTCACAGCCCCTCCTTTGGAGGCTCAGGGACGAATCATCGGCAACATTGCCGCCGGCAACCTGGCGGATGGAGACACCATTCCGCAGGACATCCGACTATACCGTGAAC